TATAATATTCTCGTTATCCACTTAGTGCTGCTTTGTCTAACCTTTCTGCATAGGCCTGTATCTTACGTTTCTTCGTGGCCCTTTCAATCTTCTTTCTTCGCTTTTCTCTATTCATACTATGTAACATTTTCTTATATTGCTTTTCTTTCTCCTCTGCTAGAAACTGCTCAATCTTTTGATCCACTACTTCGACTAGTTTATCTTTGATACGAAGTTTATTTATTTTAAGAGATTTAATCAGTTGTGATTTGTGAGGAGAGTATAGTTCTAGGTCTTTGATTTTACGATCAAGGACTCTATGAGTATTCGACAAAGTATTTGCCATAAAAAATCCTCCGAAAAAATTTTTGAATGTAAACCTAAACCTGATTGCTCAGATATAGAGATACATGAATATTTATGTAGGTTGAGTACCTATCGCAAAACAGATCCCTTACAGTAGTTAGACGGTTTATGGCCAGTTTTGTATATGTCTTTTTGTGCAAAGCTTTTGCTGTTTTGTCACTAGTTAAGATTAATCTCAGTGCCCTTGATGTTTACTTTACCTGGCGTTGCGTCTTTGTTAATGTTGATATCACCTGAGAATGTATTGAAGTCAACACCTGTACCTGCTTGTATATGTAACTTACGACTTGCATTGATGTTAATGTCACCGCCGTCTGCACCTGTGTTCAGTGTTGTGAGATTGATGTTGCCGCCATTGACTTCTATGTTGAGATTTGAGCCATTACCTACCTCTATACTGTAATTATTACCTGCAACACCTTGGCTGTTGACTCTTACTCGTAAACCCTTATCGTATGTCTGTCGGCCAGTGCCCTTGATATGCACAAAGTCATTTTCTGCTGTGATCTGATAATTGTCTGATACTACACGGCTAATCTTTGTGCCATCGTTCAGTATCTCATATGCTGTGCCGGTTGCGTGGCGTTCATGTATTCTCTTGGCCCCTACTGTATCGTCATATTCTCGTACATGGCCGCCTTCGGTCTCCATTACATGATTATGAGGATATTCTGCTTTGTAGTCGGTCACCGGCTCTGACCACTTGCCGCTGAGTTCGGTATCGAGGTCTGATTTCGTCTTTGCAACGCCCTTTGTAACACCATCGATCTGCGCCGTGCCTACAACTAGATCACGATCCGCCTTACGTAGAGTAAGCGTAGGGTGTGGATTGTTTTCATCATTGACAGCCAGACGTGAAGTGTCAGGTTCGTTCTCGTACTTAGGATAGTTACCATTCAGTATATCTTGAAACCCTTTGTCTGCGCCTTTGGTCGAGAGGGCGGCTGGCACGCCGGGCAAAGTCCCCATGATAATAGGTTGTTGAGCATCTTCGCCATCTTGAAAGAACCCTACGACCCACGTCCCTTCGACTACACCCAGTGGTGTCTGCCCAACGCCTGATACACTCGCACTTGTGATGGGCGTCATCGGGTGTGCCCATGGCAAATCACTTGACGGCAGGTCGTTGACGTTCTCAGTATGATACCCTAGACAGCGAACTCTCACTCGCCCTAGTTTCTTTGGGTCTTGTCGATCTTCAACGACACCTACGAACCACTGAAATCCATCTTTGCCCATAAAATTTGTCATAATCTTTTTTCTCCTGCCTTCATACCCTGCGGTCTTTATAGCGCCTGGATGCTAGTATTTTCCTCTATTTAATCTGTATGCAAACTGTTTGTATATACACTGTTCTGCTGCTGTTGTCAAGCGATAAAACCCTTATTTTACAAAGGTTTCAAACCTACGCTTTTTTACTTGACAGACCGTATTTATTGTGTTATACAATCACATAAACTGCACCCACAGATTGTTTCTGATACAATATCTGCTACTTCTTCGCATATACTACCACAATGACAACTGTGACCACAACTGCAATCTGCTGCTTTTACTTCTTCGTTCATACTAGTATTTATACTGCGACCGTGAAGAATTATTGTTTAGCGACCTGTCTGGAAAAATCTTCTAACGTCTGTGAATGTATAAGAGGTTATCTGTTATTTAGATTTGGACCTGATTGTTTTGTATTGTCGATATCATCATATAGATCAACTACGAACTTTCTTGGTGATTCTGGATCTGGAAAGTTCTCGCCTATAATCTCTTGATGATTTCGTACTACGCTGTCTTTGATACAATGTAAAACTTGTTGATATGATTTACCTATAATTCTATGTCTTAACTTTGTAATCAGATAGCGACCAGAATACTTACTATCCCCTTGATACTCGCCAGGACTTGGTCCATCAGGTGTTATGTTTGGCATTTCAAACTTAATCATATGCCCTGCTTGTAAGTCTGAAGCGCCTGTCGTAACAAGTTTCAATGCTGTACTGAAATGTGTTTGATTATACTGTGATATTCGTATTGCTTCTGTCATTCCTTCGTTATCTGTACTCGTACCAAAGACACCTGTATCTTCACCATGTAAAAATCTTGTTGATGGTTGTAATATCACTCGACTGCCAGGATAATCACTCACTGTCTTGTCACCGATAGCATTACCTTCTTTAGGATCACGATCTACTGGATTTTGTGCGATAGGATATGATCTTTTTGTTGATTGTAACTCATTATCAGTATCGGTGTGCATAAATCTTTGATAATGGTCATGATATTTGTAATTTACATTACTATATGATTTATCGTATATGTTATATGTAATTACATTACTTGCGTATGTGCCTGCTGCTTGATTTGCTAGTGTGTCGTATTGATTGACAAACTCGTATGATGAAACGTTTGCATTTTGCGTTCTAAATGTTCGATTATCGTATGGTCCTGTTGCACCAGGTTGCTCATATCTTAATACTCTCTCAACTGGTCTCGGATCTTTACTTTGAACAGCAATCATATTCTCTACACTGCGAAAATAAAATCCTTTTGTTGTTTCATAGAAATAATAACCAGCACCTTTCGCATTACCTGGTAGTGCTCTCTCTGCTAGTAGATTGATTGCGTCAAATGGGCGTACATTTGGCATGACAATCGTATCTGAATTTCTTGTAGGTTCAAGATAGATATATTTCTTCGTATTCAATCCATCTTTATCTCTTAATATGGTCTTTACTTGTCGATCTAGTCTACCTGAGTACGCTTTGTTTACTCGTAGTCTTACGTTTCTTAATAATTCTCTTGAAGCAAATAGAACCTCATAGATTAATACTTTTTCTGACGCTGGTTTTCTATTCTTAACAGCGTATATGTGAAAAGGATAACCTGATCTTTCGCTTGCGTCAATAACATTGTTGAAACCTGTTCTGCCAGGTGTCTTTAGTTTGAATGATAATCTCTCGTTGCCTTGTAGACCTGCGCCTGATATGATATTAGAATTATCTATTAAATACATACTGCCAGTTACAGCATTATTCTGTATATCTTCAAAAATATTTAATTCTGAAATAATACCTATTGGTATGTTGAGTCTATCGCCTACTGAATTACGAATTACTATATCTGATATTGAGTAATCTTCAACTTGCTCTAAAAAGTCTTTGTGAGCGTTTTTTGCCATGATTTATCCTTTTATAAGTCTATCAAATTCTTCTAAAAATATTGACAAATATCTTGGATCTAATAATCTTATTTGTCTGTATTTGTCTTGTAATCTTTCTTCATATACACGATTAGTGATTGTTTCAGCGTCATCTTCATCTGAATTGACTTCTACTTTGTGTGAGTAATCGTCAGGTCCTTGACCTGTACTGCGACCACTTGCTTGTGTAATCTCATAATGATGTACACCATCTTCATTACCTGCGCCATACTTGTCTGTGAGAAACTCAGCAAACTGAGGTTGTGTCATCGGCCACTGATAAAAACGATCTGTTATATCATTAACCATCAATATAACCCAATGTAAAGTAGGGTCACCATATAGTTTTGTCGCAATATCTTCAGGATTCTCACCGTATTTAACATTATACTTATCAAATATGAGAAAACCTTTCTTCGAAGTTGCTCTTAATTTTACTCTCTTAATGATTTGTGGCATTAGTTTAAGAGGATCGCCCTCTTTTATTCTATATGCCATCAAAGGAAATCTATCAAAGTAACTCATTAGTAACCTGCCAGTATGTGATCTTTTGTAAGTATTTCTGTTTCCATAAATGATAATGACATTTTAATTAACACAGGCGCACCTTGTTGATGTGAAGCAACTTTACCAGGTGTATAATCTACGTTCACACTTTGCAATACGCAAGTTGCTATCTTATGATAGAATTGATTTTCATGTGCTTCTGTTTGACCGCCATTTGTTATGTCTGGTTGATACATATACATTATGTCAAACGTAGATGGTAAACCTAAGAATAAACTAGTGTTACTTCTACTCTCTGGTGCCTGATGATATCTAAACATTTTAATTATATCTCTTACTTCTTCTTGTTCACTCTCACTTGTAGGTGCAAAAGTAAAATTATAATTAAAAGTTCTCATTTCAGGACCTTGAAACAATACTTCTAAATATGGGTTTACAGCACGACCAAAGACTTTATTAAATAGTTCATAACCACCCTCTGCTTGTGTAAACGTTTCAGCAAGTGATGCCGCTGCGTTCTTAAACATTTCTTCTAAACCACCACCTACAAGACCTGTTAGTTCTGACGCTGCTTTTCTAAAATCATTATCTCTCATCGCCCTAGTAAAATCCATACCTGATGCTGCAATAAAGCCTAGTAATCCTGTTGGCATTGCGCTGTACGTTGTTGTATAAGTATCTTGAACGTTTGGTGGTAAATATATTGCGATAGTATCTTGTGTTCTTGTTGTTGTTTGTATGTCAACACCTGTATTAAGACCTGTTCTTTGTGGTTTAAGTATTGTTGTATCACTATTAATTGTTGATGATTTGAAACTAGTAAATGCTTCTGCGTAGTCTTGATTTTCTACTGCACCCTCTCTTATCACCTCTTGCATATCTGGTTTGACATTTGCTGCTTTTGCTAATTTAGGATCTACTTGTCCTTCACCATAACCTATGTTTGCTGCTTCATAAGTGATAGTCTTTGCGCCTACCTTTGTGCCGTCTTTATCAGTGTATGGAAATCTTGTTTTATTTTGAACATTCATGAAGAACAATATGTAATGTCCTACCGATACATCATTGATTAAGTTACTTGGATAAGATAGAAAGCGACTTGAAAAAGGATCACGATTTAATGATTCAAGAGGACCTTGATCACCTGCTAACTCTATCGGCGTTCTTGCTGGTGGAAAAGATGATGGTGCACCTGTTACACCTATCTTATTAGGACCAAAGATATTATTTCTTAAATTACTTAATGCGTTGAATACGTTGCCCATCTTACCTCTATAAATATTGTTACAACTATTTATATGAATATGTCTGAAAGAACACAGAAATACAAAGGTAAATACAAACCTCATAACCCACAGAAATACATAGGCGATCCATCAAATATTATCTATCGTTCTATGTGGGAACGTAAATGTATGAAATACTTTGATAACAATCCTAGTGTCATTAAATGGTCTAGTGAAGAACTAGCAATACCATACTACGATAGTTTAGGTAAAAAAATACGAAACTATTATCCTGATTTTCTCATTA